TCTGCTATCAATGACGAATTAACAAGAGAGCTTTTAAAAGCTGTTGAACTTGGTTCTTATAGTGGTTCAGGGGTTTCTCCTCAATTGAATGGTGTGAAAACTGTTGCAACTGCTTTTGCTGCTGGAGCATTCGCTTTATCAATTGATAACGCTAACACTGTTGATGTATTGACTGTTGCTGCAAATCAAATTGCACTTGCTGAACAAGGTATGCCAAACGCTATCTTCTTGAATCCTTCTGATGTTACTGCTCTTAAAATGGAGAAAGTATCTTCAACTGATAAGAGATATGTTGAAAGATTGGCGATGGTTGCTGGTCAATTAAGCTTAGATGGTATTCCAATCATTCCAACTACATTAGTGACTCAAGATGAGTATTTAATTGGAGATTTCACAAAGGCTTTCATGTTACAAAAGCAAGGTGTTTCAATCGAGATTGGATACAATGCTGATAACTTTGTTAAGAACTACAAAACGATCAGAGCTGAGTGGAGAGGTGTTGTTTATGTTAAGAACAATGACAGAACGTCATTCGTTACTGGTACATTATCAACTGATGCTGCTGCTTTAGAGACTGTTTAATATAGTTTAACTACACAGAGCCTCCCTTCCATTGGTCGGGGGGTTTTTGTGGTAAAAAGCTATTCTTATGAGAAAACAAGTTAAGATATTAAAAGCTGATGCAATCCCAACTGACAAGATCAAGGATGGAGATGTGAGAAGCTTTGCTTTAAGAGTTGCAGATACTTTGATCAAGAAAGGTATTGCAGAAGAGTACAAAGAAGAAGCTAAACCAAAAAGAAAACCAAGAGCAAAAAAAGCTGAATAATGAGCATAACATTGACATCAGATTTCACAGGAGAGGTTAACATCTCTAAAAACAAGTTCACTGTTGCTGATCTTCAAGCTTATGTTGACAGAGTTGAAGAGGATGTTCTTAAATGCTTACTTGGAGATACGCTTTACATCACTTTTAAAGCTGATTCTTTTGGAAACGATGCAGGAAGTCGTGACAGATTCAAAGAGCTTTTAAATGGCTTAGAATATACTAATCCAATGGACTCAAGATATACGATTGATTACACTGGAATAAAGAGAATGTTGAGGCTGTTTATTTACGCTGAGTATTTACCTGAACAAGTTTATCAAAACACGATTATCGGAGAGGTTGAAGGGAGTTCAAGGAACGCTTTTAACACTTCAATAACTAAGGTAAATGAGACTGCTGAAGATAGACAAAGGATAGCTGTTGACTTATATGATGCTGCTCAAAGATTTATTTGTGATTATAATGATAAAGAATATATTCCTTCAAGCATTGTTGATCAGACTGGCAATGTTTATTTGGTTTCTGTTAGTGATACTAAATATATTCAAGATGGAGATTCGATTGNTATTAATGGCACTGATTATGTTGTTTCNAACCTTATAGCTGATACAAGNTTTGAGATAAGTGAAACATCAGGAACAGTTTTTCCCATCAGATTCAACGATTAAATTNGAACTTTATCCAACGTACAAAGGGAAGGCTAAAAAGAAATTGTTTTTTAGAGGAATGTTTTAAGATATGGCAATAGTAATAAACTCACATGGCAACTCAATTCTTGAAATTGAAGATTCGACAAAAACTGAATCTGTATTTCTTAATTTTGATGATATTGTTTTAAGGTCTTTTGGGGATTTCGTTGGAATATCTCAAAAGAAAGTAATTCAAGAAGGTGTTGAGGAGATAAAAATAAGCTTTAATGATGTTGTAACTCCTTCAGGAGCAACTGATGGGAAAAGTTTATTAAGATTAATCTGTGAATTGTTTTAAGATATGGCTGTAAATATACATAAAAGAGGAAATTCAATTCTTGAAATTGATGATTCAACACAAGCAGAGCCTTACTTTCTTAATTTTAAGGATGTTGTAATCAGGCCAGTTGGAGACTTTATGAAAGTGTCTCAAAAGAATGTTGTTCTTAACGGTGTTAATGAAATAACAGTTGATTATAATGACGTTGTAAATCTATCTGCTATAAGTGGAGAAGAGCTTGTTGAGCTTGTTTCAGGGTTGTTCACTACAAATGGAGGAACTGTTACAATTCCAAACTTTGAATATATCTCAACCAAATCTGATCTTCCAACTGCTGTTAGTGGTGTTATAACTTTACAAGCTGAAAAAACATATTATTTCACTGCTGATGTTGATCTCACTGGAGATAGGCTTGTTGGAAGTCAAGACACAACAATTATTGGTTCATCATCTGAAAACTGCTCAATAACATCAACTGGATTGACAGCTGGTGTTGCTTTGTTCACTACTGAATGGACCACTCCAATCAGAAATATAACTTTCAGAGATGTTGATACTTGTCTTGATATTAATGGAGTAACAAATGCTCCAGTTGCTCTTGATTGGACCGGGGTTAATTTTACTAATATTCCAAACATTGGAGAAATATCAACAGCAGATAATTTCATCTACGATAAAGGAGCTTTCTTGGGTTCTGAAGGATTGACTTTTTCGGGGTCTCATGGAACAATCGCTTTAGCTAATAGCTTATTCAGGGGTTCAGGAGCAGCTGGAAACATTATTGAGCTTGATTCAACTTTAACTATATCAAGAAGGTTTAGAATGATTTACTCTTCTGTTATTGCTTTTGGTTCAACTATTGCTTTAAATGCTGATCTTGCTTCAACAATACCAACAGAAGGATATATTTTTGACACTGTTAACTTTGCTGGAGGTTCAACTTATCTTTCAGGTATAACTGAAAGTGACAATAGGACAAGAATTGAAAACTCAAGAGGGGTAAAAAACACTGCTGAAATTGGAAACTATTACATGTTGAACAATGCAACAGCGACAACAATCACTTCTCAAGGAGTTGCTGTTAAAATTGAGGGAGCGTCAACAGCTAACATAATCAATCAGAAATTCAGTCATTCAGATAATAGATTAACTTATACCGGAGGTTTAACGAGAAACTTCCAAGTATCAGCTACAGCATCATATACATCAGGGAACAATCAAATAATTGGCTTATACGTTGCGAAAAATGGAGCTGTTATTCCTGATTCAGAAATGTATGCAACTACTTCAGGGAATGGAAAAGCTGAAGCCATTCATGTTCAGACTATATTTGAAATGGATGAGAATGATTATATTGAGCTTTGGATTGAGAACGATTCAGGGACACAAAATATTACTGTTGAATTTTTAAACCTTATCTGTAAATCCTTAGACTAATGGCTTGCACTCCAAAAACAACACGAACGAAATTAAGAGAGATAATAAACACTGTTGTTGATCTATTCAGAAAAACAGGTTCTGTTTCTGCTGTTGTTGATAATGGAAACGGAACAGCAACTTTTTCAACTGATTCAACTGATGGCTTAACTGTTGGGGATTGTGAGAATCCTTTTATTTCTATTGGAGGTGTTTCTTATGAGGTTGTGAGCTTTACAGCTGGCACTGACATTACTGTAAATTTTACAGCTTTACCATCAGGCTCAACTTGGACTGCTGATGCTCCTTATGTTTACTATGGCAACCCTATCCAAATGTCAAACGAAATTGACAAAGAACAGAATGCTAATGCAAAATATCCAGCAATAATCATCTTTGAAAACGGATCATCAACTCAAGAACTTGAGCCAACGTCTACAATTGAAAGCACTGAAAGCCTGGAGGTCTACTTTATGGATATTGCGAACTATGAAGATTGGCTTATTGATGACTTTTACAGCAATGTTGTAAATGTTATGGAGGATCTTTCTTATAACTTCGTTGATGCTTGTAGACAATACAAGTACATTGAAGAACTTACATCAACAGCGACAAGAGAAAGAATCTCAAAATGGGGTGTTAGGTTGATTAGATCAGGAAAAGGATCTGCTGACACTATCTTCAATGATAATCTTTCAGGAGTTTCTTTGAGGATTGATTTACCAATTTCAAGAGCTTTGAACGATGAATGTTGTTGATTTTTAATATATTTGAATATAAACTTTTAAAAT